TATCGGGTATAGACAAACTAATAACCGAAAAAGGTTCAGGACAAATGCTTAGGGGTTCTTTACTTTCTCTCGCCTTTGAAACTACAGATGAAACATGGATGCCATAAAAAATACTTAACATTTCGGAATATTCTTTTTTATACATGTTTTGCATCATGGTATAACATTTTGTAGCTAATATATCGGTATTATTTTGGGCTTGACCATTAATTTGCATTTCCACTTCTCGTGATAAAGCGCTATGAAAACAATCAATAATAAAAAGTAGAAATTCTTGCACATCGTTTTGCGAATGACCGGTAAAAATATCGCGCTCTTTAATGCCAGCAATTTTTTTTACGGTTTTTAAAAATCCATAGGGCGCAACCGTGCAATTAGTGCTCCAAAGCAGACTGCGTAATTTATCCCATTCTAATAAAAGCACGGAATCCGCTATTTTATTTAGTTTCTTCTTATATTCGCCTTTTTCCAGAAGGTTGTTTAATTCGTAAGTATGCGATAAAACTTGCATGCAAGAATTAAGATAACAGGTGTTTCCTATATTAGCCAGTCCAGATAAACCCTTGTTTGAATAATTCTCAAAGAGAGAATGTGTATGGGATGTTGTCGTCATTTACTATTACTTTAATATGCTTTAATACTAAAATTGTATTTATATATATATATGAAGAAATCAAATAATAAACGCACCAAACGTTTACGTATGAAATATAAAAAAACAAAAAGAAATGTCAAAAGGCGGACTTTAAGAAAAACACGACATAGACAAAGTGGCGGACTTCCGACGACAACAATATTACCATCAACATTACCGGTAGGGCGACTAATTGTGAAAAAAGTTTTATCATCGATTAGGGATGGAACGATTAATACCTTGCGTAGGGCTGGAAAGGAAACCATACAGGCTGTAGAGAACACTTTTAATCCGAAAATGGTTAATGAATTCACAATTGGACACCATACCGCAGCACCAATACCTGTACGTAGAAATATTTTAGAGGAATTGATTGAAACCATAAAAGCCAAAGCAAAAGGAAAACTTGTAAAACAATTCACGGAGAAATGTCTTCTTGGTGAAGATGAGACACCCGAATTAGCTGCAGAAGGCGTTCGCTATGCGAGATTGTATTCAACAAGGAGAGCTGATGCGAGTGCTAAAGCCCTTGAAAAACCATCTCAATATCCAAATATTAGTAGCGCAAACCTTAAACTACTACAAAAGGAGATGAATATTAACGATAAGGAATTACATAATGATGAAGAGGTTAAAGAAAAAATCAATGAGTTTGTTGACACTATAATAGCACAAGAAACATCGCAGTGTACACCTAAAAATAAAAAATCAGCATCGCCTGTGTTATCGCCGGGCGATGTAGATATGCCACCGCATGTGCGTATAAAATCAGCCAGAAGCAGACAACACTTACTAGAGGAGGAAGCCTCCGCAAAACGTACATTAAATTTCTAAATTATATATTTTTTATTTCACTTTGAAGTAATTGTGCATATTACTATCGCCGTTTTTCATATTATTCGTATGACGTAAATACGGATCAAATAATAGCGCCTTGACTTCTTTATTGCGCAAGGCATCTTCTTTATCTTTATATTTTTCCTCGTCGGGATATTCTTGTTTTAAAGCCGTCAAAGCATTTTTCCATGTGCGCAAAGTGTGTCCTTTTTTCTTTTTAAAATCTTTCATATTTTCTAGCACTAGTGCAAAGAGTTGCTGGACTGGTTTCATGATTTGATTGGTAATATAAAACGAATAGTTGATTTTCACATTATTGGCAATAATGTACTCAGGTGTTTCTATTCGCTCGCCTTGTAAGGCTTTTTTATCCGGATTTTCAATATAGACAAACGGAATGCGATCACCGACGCTCGGTTTATTCCCCGGATCGCGTCGCCCAATTCTATCCGCCAAAACTTTGTGCGCAATTTGTGCCGGATTTTTATAACCCGACCGCAACGATTTCGTAATGACCAATTTGTCCATCCCGTATTTTTCATCTACCATATTCTGTAAAGCGGACTTCAAAAACTCGACCGCTTTTTCTATATTATTGTCCTTCATGAGAATGTCAATAATACCCCCATAGACATCCTTGACAATCGGCGCATTATCGCGGCGTTTCAAAACAATGCCCATGGATTTGCGTTTGCCTTTATCCGGATTATCTTCATATAACATACCCACATAGCGTTTCTTAGATAACAGACAAAACGGCAAGAAGGTTTTCTCGTATTCTAAATCATGCGGATTTTTAAGAAACTTCGAAGCTAGTTCGCCAGCCTGTTTTGCCAATTCAATCGTGATTTCCAAGGCTTTCTTACCAATAATGGGTTCGTTGGTTGCGGGGTCCGTCAAATTGAATTTGAAGAAGACCGAGTCAGTGTCCCCATATACATATTCCGCATTCGTGCGGACCTCACCAAACTTCGTCGTCGGTACAATAACGTTCGCATACGCTTCCTCAATGACCCGCTTGCCATAAGTCAATAATTTACGACCAATAGCTGTGGTGGAAGCGGCGCAATCCTTTTCATAAAACGAACTCGTTTTGGCACCGGTTTGACCATAAAGCGAATTTGCTGTCACCTTAATACTTAACTGCCGCTTATCTAATATATTTTTCATAAATTCGTCTTTATGGGTTTTAATTAAGGCTCGGGTCGCCTTGCGTGCAGCCAATAATTCTTTTAATATGGCGGGCATCACAGCATAACCAGGTTTGCCGGTGGATGGGTCATTCGGAAATTGCGCATAACGACAGACTTTATAGCCAATCTTCACTTTTTCCATCCCCGCCTTGGGATTGCCATTCTTGCGCTGCCATTTATAAGTATTATAAGTGATATCTACATACTCATAGCCGGGCAGATTATCATAAATATAAACACCCGTTATGGGGTCTTTTTCGCCCGTTTCCGCAATGACCTTGTTTTGCAAATTATATTCGCGCGTCGACACTTTGCTATCGTGCGAAATGTTTTCACTGATCATACTTGACGGGTAAAGCGAACTGTAATCTAAACAGGCGACGGGTGTTTCCAAGTATAAATTACATTTTGGATCTAACACCGTGGCGCCTTCATACCCGTCATCGTCTAATGATTTTTCAATGACGGGCATGAGAGTATTTTTTTCCCGGCATTTTTTCGCAATGTAGCTGGTGAGTTTTATGCTTTGCCCGCGCATCACCAGGAAGTCCATCGGCACACTACACAAGGTCGCCATTTCACTATAACCGGTGAGCACGTCAATCTTGCGCATTAAGTGATGCACGAGGTTACAATCCTGAATACAATACTTGGCAATAACGGCTCGCTCGACTGGACCTTCATTGGTCATCCGGAAAATATCTTGCGGGGTCACATCATCTTTGGCTAACCCCCAGCGCACCTTTTTCGTAATTAAATCCGGATCTTCTTTACTGTGAATGACAAAGGTACCTGCCAGATAATCTACTTCAAAGACTTCAAACTTTTTCCCATTTTTATATTGGTCGACCGAATGCGCTTCTTCTTCAAAATTAATAAAACTATTGTTTTCGAGACCGGTTAAATTTTTACTGTAAATTTTTGTAAAATATCCAGTCGAGATGTCATTATCTTGACCGGCAGCAATGTATTCTAATTTTTTTACATCGTCGCCAATGAAATAACCCGACACATAATCCAATTTATATTGGGTCAATTGATAATCTCGGCGGAAATAATTATACATATCAATCTGTAGTCGCCCGGTCATTTTGACAAATTTCAAATCATGCTGTCCGCTAGCAATAACGAGGGTATTTTCTTCCAAGGTTTCTTTGCCAGTACGCCAATCCCGTTTTAAACAGATTTCATTTTTGTTTCGGGAGAGTGCTAAGAAAGCGTGTTCGCAACCGAGCTCTTTAGCCCGCAAGAACATAAACTGGTAATCAAACCCAAAGATGTTGTAACCGATTATAATATCCGGATCTTCTTTTTGAATAAGTGCGGTCCAGGCTAATAAGACTTCTTTCTCAGTGGCATAACTTTCAATTACGGCATTATGCACAGGGTCACACGTATTTTTAGCGATGCAGTGATTTAGGTAAGGTTTTTCTTCGCCATAACGCACAAAAGTAGAGCCAATAAAGGTCACATTATCACCGTGCAATTCAGGAAAAGTAGTTGACAATGTTCGCGTAAGTTCCATTACTTTGGTTTCCCGTGTGGTTTCAGAGTCGGTTAAGACCTCGGTAATGGAGCCTTGTTTTTTATACGCTTTTGGTTTGGCTTTGAATGTTGCCCAATTAAACGGAGTAGATGCCTCTGCCGCTTCTGTTCCTGCGTCTGCGTCACATGCTTCGGCGCCTTCGGCGTCCTCCTCATCATTTGCGGACGATGCCACCATTTCATATTTTAAATGAGTTAGACCGAGTTCTTCAACCTCGGCTTTATATTTGCTGGGTTTGATTTTTAACCAGGTTTCAAAATATGCTTCAGCCTTTTCACGCGACACCTTTATTTTGGGATAAACCAAATCAACATTGGGAACTGCCGCATGCCCAAACGCTGTCAAAATAATAGATTTGATGAAATCGTCGCTATATTTATTTTGTTCGTGACACACGTCGATAATATTGATCGCCAATTTTTTATAATCTTTTTTTGGCAGTGGGAAATCACCGTGACTACTACTGGCTTCAATATCAAAGCTACAGATTTTATAAGGCACGATGGTTTCCTTATTCGGCAGTGGAATGATATCCGTGTATTTAATTTCAAACTCGTAATCACACGACGTTTTCTTATTAACGACAACGGTTGTTTTAGTGCGGGGTAACGAAATCCAACCCGAGGGACTGATTTCTTTGATATGAAACAACCGCAAAAGGGGCGGAATTTGGGCTTCGTATAATATAGCCTTTGTGCCTTCAAATACGTAACCGGATGGATTAAGACGGCGCTCCTTCATGACGTTTCCGCTTCCTTGGTCGCCGGGCGTATTATCATAAACATACCACAACCCTTTGGCTTTTTTCATCGCCTGTTCATTCTTAAAACTGAGCTTGACAAAATTGTATTCTTTGCCTCCATCAAACCCGTATAATTTCTTGCGCTTGATTAATTTAGCGGAAATAATATCACCCTCCTCCAATGACATCGCAATTTTTACCATAAACCGGGTTTTAGTCGCTTCATCCCAGTCATCGGCAACCTTGGCAAAGAAGAAGGGCGAATAACCTTTAACGGTAATGCTGGCGGTTTTACCCAATTCATTTACACCAAACATTTGAATATTAAATAATTTCGATCGTCGCTCACCGGGTTCTACGACCTCTTCCATATTTAAACTATCGCATGTATCAAACGATAAGAGACGAAATGATTCTTGTATTTTCTTCATTTTCGATATATATATAATTCATCATCTAAATTTTAAATCTAATCAATTTTATTATATATATATTTAATTAATTGCGTTTGCTACTGCGTTTGCTTTTGCTACTGCGTTTGATTTTGCCACTTTGTTTGTGCTTTCGGCTCTTACGGATACTGGTTTTGCGGTGCCGCCGGACGGTTTTGCGTTTATGTTTCTTTGTTGTACCTGCTCCGCCTGGACCGGAACCCGCACCTGATCCGCTTGCACCTGCTCCTCTTGCACCTGCTCCTCTTGCACCTGCTCCGCCTGCACATGCTCCGACTGCACTTGCACCTGCTCCTCCTGCCATTTTCTTATTAATCACCTCATCTTCCATATACTTAAACATTGCTTTTTTAGATCGGTCGCCATCGTATGATGTCCATTTTTTATTGTGAATTAACCCAATCGTCGGAAAACCATCAACCTTCCCCAAGCCTTTGGCGCCTGCTACGATTTTATTTATATCCGCATTCATTATTTTCGATTCGACTGAAACAATCGCAACATTTTTATCAGCATGTTTGGATTTAACCTCCGCCACTAATTCTTTCCAAGGTTTGTCAATTGTATGGCAATGACCGCACCAGTTGGCATAAAATTTAATAAACATCGGCTTATTTGCATTAAACATTCGTAGTACATCGCTGGATTTTTGGGTCGTCACTTCTTTGGGGTTGATCTTGGTTTCTTCATCTATTTCTTTTCCATCAACGGTAATATGCGCAATTTCCAGCTTATTGCTTGTACCTCCTGTATTTTGCATTATACATTATTTAGAGATTAAAATATTTAATTTTATATATATGTATAAATTGATTGTTATTGGACTAATATTTCTGTTGGGCTTATATTTTATATCACAATCTAATAAAGTCGAAACTTTTACAACAGACAGTTATGAGAGCGAGCATAAAATATCCGAGAATTGTCCAGATGTCCTTATTCAAAAAGGCAGTGCCTTATTTCTTTATAATTCTAAACGCGCCAATGTTGCGGGCGTAAACCCCATACGATTTGAAAACTTGGAAGAATATGTAGAATTCACGGAATGGCAACGCAGTCAAGGCATTTTGTGTCCCATTTTATTTTTACAGCATGCATTTAATGCACAGGGAGATGCGGTTTATAAAGCTCGACCAAGTCCGACAAATTTGCAGGGCGGTTTGCCGGATTTTTACGTAACCAACAAATTGGCTAATCCGAATATGATGATGCCGCCGCCTAGTACTTCTATACCGATACAGGGATTATTAGCTGATGCGCATAATATAGATACAACACTTATTGAGGAAACCAACGTATTTGTGAACGAATCAAACCCAAATTGCGCTGATTCAAACTACACTGGATTTGACGCACACGAAGAATTACGAAACACCGAGACACCCTTGGATAAAATGTTTAATGATAATAATAAAGTAAGTCCCAACCCAATGGATAGCAATTGGGGTGGGATTAAATACACGGAAAAACTGATAACAGATGGATATTATAAGGGCAATGAAGTTAGTAAAGGGTCTTTTAATTATTCGACGCTAGCTCGGTAATATTGTTATAAACATAATCTAAGGTATCCAAAAATTCCTTTTGTTTGTGCAGCTGTGCCATCTTTTCAATTGCTTCAGCCGATTCATTATTTTCACGAATTAATGTTTCAGCCGAAATCGTGGCGCGCAATAAGCGATATTCAGTTAAATTATGCATACATTCCACGATTTGTTTATAAGTGTCCCTATATTCAGGTTTGTAAAGTTTTAAAATATCTTTTTGGTCTTGTATCATGTCCTTGTATTTGGTTAAATCGTCATTTAACTTGTCCTGATCATATTCTTGTTCCTTTTGTTCTGCTACAGTCATACCTTCAATTATACCACGTGGTTCAAATAATCTGGTTTGAAAACGTAAACTCTTAGCAAATACATACATGAAAAAAAGAACTGCTACGGCGTATCCAATAAATTTATATATATCATCAGAGTTCATCATATATATTATAGTTTCTACATTTTTTTTTATATATTCACGTTAATAACCTGAGGTTTAATTAAAAAATCGTAAATATTATTAATACAGGGCTTTGTCAATTTTTTGGCTTGTCCGTTTTTATTACAAAGCGTAATATCGTTTAAACTCGTGGGATCTTTTTGAAGAGCGGCAAACAGATTTGCCATTGTGCTAAATTTTTCCATAATTGCAATGGCTGATGCACTGCTAACACTTGGTATTTGGGACAACATAATCTCTCCAATATTTTCATGGGTTATATTGTCTTTCTTAACACGACTTGCGACCACTTTGGTATATTCGGATGCTGCTTGGGCTGGTGCTGATAACCCTTCATTTGTAGCGGTGCCTAGATAAAATGGCTGGACTTTAGGTCCTTCTTTTATTAATTTTTTAGCAAAATGGATAACCCACTCAGCGGTTTCTTCTAAATTTATCGTGCGGTAATGAGAGAAGCCTTTGAAATAACTAATACTTACCATTGCTGATAAGAGAGCTTTTTTATCCGGCAGACCTTTATATGGTTTATAATAGCGGAGGTCACCTTCAATCACGTAATAGATCTGATGATTATGTAGGTCACATTGATTTAAACGAAAGCCTTGTTCACTATAACGACCGTCACGAATACTCGCCGCCAAGTCCGATAAACTTTTCCGTTCTATAATGACCTTTTCCTTACCTTCATCGTCACAAATAATAATATCACCCAAGGGTAAATTCTCACTAATCAATTTAATTTGCGAATTATTATCTACTACTGTATCTGCAGCAATTGCGGCTAAACATAATTCGTGTAGTTTAATCTCTCGGCAATCTAATTTAATAATCATTATTATCAAATAATGTTTATTAATTCTTATATGTTTATGCTTATATACTTTATTATATAGTTTAACAACGACCGCCCAACCCAGCAGGTTTGCCAATATACGAGCACGACTTGGTCATGCTGATAATAAAGGGGCAAGGGCAACCCACTTTATTTCGGTAAACACCGATAACAGAAGCAGGTACACCAACCGTTGAGGGAAGTCCCTGCTTCTTCACACCACCGCTGGTATTAGTTTGATTAACCATTGACGACAAATTCTTGGCACGACCAGCACTTGGATAAACCATTTTATATACTATACAAATATATATTTTATTTTTTATCGATGATTTAATTTTATAAATGATTAAACTTTATAAATGATTATTTAAATACGACTTAAAAATAAAACCATATATCTAAATATAAAGAAATGTCCGCCGAATACGAAGAAATGAAAACGATTTTACAAGATGGCGATGTTACTAAATGCGGGGATAAACTGATTTTTAACCCATTTAATAATGAGAACACCGAGATTACATTGAACGACGTTCAATCTATTCTTACGCGTTATGGCATAACTGCTCCGGTGCATAACTTGGAATTATATAAACGCGCATTTGTACATAGTTCTTATACTAAACGACCTATAATCGAAAACACCACGAATAATATCACAATTATGCCTTGTCCTCCTGATTGTCTGGTCTTAAAAACAAAATCAAACGAACGCCTAGAGTTTATTGGCGACGGTGTACTAGAATTGATTACGAAATATTATCTTTACCGCCGTTTTCCTAAAGCCGATGAGGGTTTCATGACGGAAAAGAAAATTGCCTTGGTGAAGAATGAACATATTGGGAAATTGGCTTATGATATGCGTATTAATAAATGGCTTATTATTTCTAAATACGCGGAGGAGAAGAAAATTCGGACGAACCTGAAAAAATTAGGTTGTTTATTTGAAGCCTTTATTGGTGCTTTATTTTTGGATTTTAATAAAATTACCGTGACGGATGAAGAAGGCTGGTTTAAAAATGTATTTGTAACAGGTCCAGGGTTTCAAATGGCACAAATATTCGTGGAAAGTGTTTTCGAAACACACGTTGATTGGTGCAAAATTATTAATACAGATGATAATTATAAGAATATACTGCAAGTGAAAATCCAAAAGGAATTTAAAACCACGCCGGATTACTTAGAGATTAGCCACGATGCCGAAAAAGGCTATGAAATGGGAGTTTATTTATGTTTGGGGAAACCAATACATCAAATCCAAATACAAAACAGTGTGCCATTTAGTTTTTATGGATCTTTTCAAAAAATTCAGGAAGAATTTGTAAAGAATTCGCACGTATTTGTTTTTATGGGTAGTGGTATACATAAAATTAAGAAAAAGGCGGAACAAATCGCTAGTGAATTATCCATTAAAAACATTGATAATATATAGCATATAACATATAACATTAATACTTTATATATCACAAACTTTTTAGAGTTTATAATATATAGATATGGCTGCTGCTCTTTTAGCTAAATTAAAAATAAATAATCCGCCAGCACTACAAAAAACATTGGAAATAAAAATAAACGGCGATAAGGCACAGGCACAAGCACAGCAGGAACAGGTACAAGGCAAAGCACCTATTGACAAAGCACCTATTAACAAAGCACCTGCCGCATTGAAAGCTGTTACCTTTATAGATGAATCTCAACAGGGACAGTTTGATAGAAATGATTTTTTAAAAAGCTTTAAAAATCCGATAATTATAAATTCCGATAATTCTCCAATCGCTATGCAAGTGCCCGCTATGCAAGTGCCCGCTATGCAAGTGCCCGCCATAGCTGCTGCTCCACCTGAGGTGCCTAAAAAAAGAACACTGAAACCTAAAATAAGTACAAAAAAACAGGCACAGATCGACGCTGCAATTAAGGGTGCTACTGAACCTATTATAGAAGAAATTATGAATTCAGTACCCGCTACGCTTGCAGAACCCGCTACGCTTGCAGAACCCGCTACGCTTGTAGTACCCGCTACGCTTGCAGAAGCCACCGTTAAACCACTCAAGGTCACGGTTCGCCGCACGAAAAAACCTGTTGTCGGTGTGAAAGAAGGTCCAATGAGTATGCTGACCATCGGTGATACCGACATTGAAACGCGGCTCCATCGGAAGAAGGCTGCGCTCCCCATTATTCCCGCCTCGTCCTATTATTTAAACAACCGCGAAATTTTTGTTAATTTTATGACATCTTTGTTCGGAAAATATAAAAAACAATTAGCCGATGAAGCGGCAGCGCCTGCCACTTGCCCCGGCGACAACGACGTGAATGAATTTTCTCTCATGACCCATCAGCAGATTGTGCGCGATTACTTAAATTTATATAGTCCTTATCGTGGTCTATTGTTATATCATGGTTTAGGCTCAGGTAAAACTTGTTCATCAATTGCTATTGCGGAAGGCTTAAAAAGCGCCAAACCGATTATCGTGATGACGCCCGCTTCGCTCCAAGTGAATTATCGCGAAGAATTAAAAAAATGTGGCGACGATTTATATCGCAAAAATCAATTCTGGGAATTTATAAAGACGACTAGCCAAGATGATGCCGAATTAGTAGAAAACTTATCAAAAGTACTCTCTTTATCAGTGGAATATATCAACAAAGCCGGCGGCGCGTGGGTCGTTAATATGGCAAAACCCTCCAACTATGATGCCTTGTCGCCATCTGATAAAATAAAACTGGATCAACAAATCGACCAAATGATTATGCATAAATATAAATTTATCAACTATAATGGGCTGCGCGCATCTAAGATCCTTGAATTAACTAAAAATAATACCATTAATCCCTTTGACAACGCCGTGGTTATTGTGGACGAAGCGCATAATTTAGTCAGCCGAATTGTGAATAAAATTGGACGAAAAACAGGCAGTATTGCCACTTCGCTTTATTCGCTCTTGATGAAAGCAACAAATGCGAAAATTGTTTTGTTATCGGGAACGCCCATTATTAATTTTCCGAATGAGATTAGTATTCTCTACAATATTTTGCGCGGCTATATCACGAGCTGGTCGTTTAAATTAGATATTCTGGAACAACGGCAAGTGACGACTAGCTATTTTCAGTCTCTCTTTAAAAGCACGGTGCTTGGTGGCAATGTCATTGATTTAATAGATTATAAAGCCTCTAATACCACACTCGTCATTACCCGTAATCCTTTCGGCTTTGTGAATAAAACAGCGGCTAAAGACAATACTTATGCCGGCGTGAGACTGGAAATCGGTGATCGCGGTGAATTAACCGACGCCAAATTTATCGAATTAATAACACAAATCTTGAAAAAAAATAACATAAAAATCCAAGCTAGTGGCGTATCGGTGCATGAATATAAAGCTTTGCCGGATACCTTGGACGCCTTTAAATCTTATTTTATCGAAGAGAATGGCGATATGAAAAATGACGTGATGTTCAAGCGGCGCATCTTGGGCTTGACTTCTTATTTCCGCAGCGCTCAAGAAAGTTTAATGCCCAAGTATGTAAAATCCAACCCGAATGATTTTAAAGTTATTAAAATACCCATGAGCGATTTCCAGCTGGAAATTTACGAAGAAGCCCGCATCCAAGAACGCACCCAAGAACGCAAAAATGCCATGAAAAAGAAGGTTAAAAAACCCGGCGTGGATGGCTTATACGAAAACACGACCTCGACTTATCGTATTTTTTCCCGCGCGTTTTGTAATTTCGTCTTCCCCAGTCCCGCCATTGCCCGTCCAATGCCGGACAAGAAAAACAAAGTTGGCGAAGAAGTAAATTTGTCGGAGGCGATCGGCGCCGAAGGGATTGATGAAGATGCTATCGATGATGTGTCGGCGGAAGAGAAGAAAAATCGAGATGAGTCGTTTGCGGAAGGCGAAGGCGCCGCAGGAGATGAAGAAGGCGCGGAAGGTGTTACCGCAGATGGCAAGCATATCACTTACCGCGAACGCATTAAACATGCTCTGAGCCTCTTAAAGAAAGACAGCGCCAAATATTTATCGCCAGAAGGGCTGCAAGTCTATAGCCCAAAGTTTTTAAATATCTTGGAGAATATTCAAGACGAAGATCACCTGGGCATTCATTTAATTTACACGCAGTTCCGCGCGTTAGAAGGCATCGGCATTTTAAAACTTGTCTTAGAAACGAATGGTTTTGCGCAATTTAAAATTAAAAAAGCGGGAGCCAATTGGGAATTACATATTGAGCCCGGGGATGAAGGAAAACCTATGTTTGCTTTATACACCGGCACGGAAACTACGGAAGAAAAGGAAATTATTCGCAATGTTTTAAATAATGCCTGGAAATATGTACCGGAAACAATTACCCGTAAATTAAAGACCATTGCGAAAGATAATACGATGGGTGACATTATTAAAGTATTGATGATTACGTCGTCGGGTGCGGAAGGGATTTCATTGAAAAATGTGCGTTATGTTCATATTACCGAGCCGTATTGGCATCCGGTGCGTATTGAGCAGGTTATTGGTCGGGCGCGTCGTATTTGTAGTCATCAGGCATTACCGGAAGCCTTGCGCACTG